GCGCTGGAAACGGTGGAAAAGGAGTGGTGATATTACGATATCCTAGTAGTGCTACACTAAGTAAAACAGGTACATTAACAGAATCTACGGGTTCACCTTTTACAGAGGGTAGTGATAATATATCTGTATTTACATCAGGCGATGGTACAGTAAGTTTTGCAGATGCATCAAGTTCTGCAACTGAAGGTGAAATGCGAGAAAATACAACTACTGGTAAAATGGAAATATATACCGGTAGCACAGGTTGGAGAGCATTACAACAAACAGGTCAAGATGTAGGTATTACTCCATCTAATAATTTTAATACTGTGTTATATACTGGTGATAGTGGTACTCAAGCCATAACGGTTGGATTTAAACCAGATTGGGTTATTGTAAAAAGCAGAACTCAAGGATATGAACCAACGGTTTTTGATACTGTAAGAGGTGCATTAGAAAGAATTAGAACAAGTTCAAGCACATCAGAAGATACAAAAGTTGGATCATTAACTTCTTTTGATACTAATGGGTTTACTACAGGAAACTATGCTGGTATGAATAATAGTGGTCAAAGTTTTGTAGCTTGGTGTTGGAAAGCAGGTGGTAATTCAAACACTTTTAATAAAGATGGAACAGGGTATGCAACAGCAACTGCAGCAGGTCTTACAACAGGAACTATAACACCTACTGGTTCTTCTGTTGGTACAGAAACTGGATTTAGTATAATAAAATATACAGCAAATGGAGTTGTAGGTGCAACTATACCACATGGATTAGGTGCTGCTCCAGATTTATATATAATAAAAGCTTTAGACTCAACTAGAAACTGGATTGTAGGAACGTGGATGATTCCTAATACCACAATATTGCAACTAGATTTAGATGATGCAGTAGCCACTTATGATGCTTGGGATAGTACATATCCCGATGCAAATAATATAACTGTAAGCAATGCTAATCCTGTTAATGCTTCCGGAGATTATATTATGTATTGTTTTAGATCTATACCTGGATATTCTCAAATAGGCTTTTATAATGGAACTGATGTAACTAGTGGTAATAAAATATACACAGGGTTTAAACCAGCGTGGTTAGTGGTAAGAAATATAAGTACAAGTAAATATTGGTATATAGTAGATAATAAAAGATCTACAACTAACCCTAGAAATAAAGAATTATATTTCAATGTTGATGATACTGAAACGACTATGGATTCAGTAAGTTTTTTTGATTATGGTTTTGAACTTGTAACTACAGACTCAGGTTATAATGATATAGGTAATAAATATTTATTTATGGCATTTTCAGAATAATAAAATATGGCAATAACAAAAGTAATAAACGATCTTATCGATTTAAACCAATCAGGTTCTACAAGTGGCTTAAAAGGCTGTGCAGGTACTACAGCACAACAACCTACATCATCATTTGATATTGACTATCTTATTGTTGGTGGCGGTGGTGCTGCTACTACAGGTACAAGTGGTGGTGGTGGTGCAGGTGGCCTTTTAACAGGTACAACATCTGTTGCGTCTGGAAGTTCTTTTGTATTAACAGTAGGTGAAGGTGGTTTAAATACTGGTGCTACAACTTCTCAAGATTCTTATAGTGGTAATGATTCTGGCTTTGCAGGTTTAAGAGCAGTTGGTGGTGGTGCTGCACCTAGAAGAAATGATTATGGTGAATGGGCACTGCCTGGAGGATCAGGTAGTGGAGCAAGTATTGGAACAGGTGATTCAGCTACGTCTCAAGCTGATGGTGGTTTAGGTGTATCAGGTCAAGGTAATAATGGTGGTGCTAATGCTGCTGTAGGAACTCTTTCTGCAGGAGGCGGAGGAGGCGGCGCTGGTGCTGTTGGTACTGCTGGTTCTTCTGGTACAGGAGGTGGTGGTGGTATAGGTTCTGAATTAAGTTCTTTTATAACATATACAGATGCTGCTTCTGCTAGCGTTGGTGAAGTATCAGGTACTAATGTTTATTTTGCTGGAGGTGGTGGAGCTAGTGGTTATTCAGGTGGTACATATACACAAACAGCTGGAACAGGTGGTTTAGGCGGAGGTGGTAATGGTGGTTATGGATCTGGAGTAGATGGCGAAGATGGTGCTACAAATACTGGAGGTGGTGCAGGTGGTGGCGATGGTACAAGTTCTCTTGGTAATGGTGGTGATGGCGGCTCTGGTGTGGTAATATTAAAATATGACAACACTGTAGTTAATAGTGTTACAGTTGATGGAACTTTACTAGATCCAGTTTCAACTACTACATCATCTACATGTAGCTATCCTACAACGGGTAGTTTATTATATCAATTTGAAAACAATCTTACTGATACGTGCGGTTTACAAAATGCAACTGTTACAGCTGGGAGTGAAACCTATAGAACAGGTAAGTTTGGAAACGCTTTTGATTTTGATGGATCAACATATTTAAGTGTAAGTTCTGCTTTACCTTTTAGTAGTAGTTTTAGTTTATCTTTATGGATATATTTAGATGTTACACCTTCATTAAGTGGTATATATTTTGGTGGTGGATATAGTGGTGCTGGAAATGGTATTGCTTTTTATATGAATGGCGTAGCAATAGATATTTATACCTCTGGTCAAGCTCAAATGTTTGGAACTCAAGGATCATTAAGTTTAAATACTTGGCATAATGTAGTTATAACTAGAACATATAACACTAACTGGAAATTATATTTAGATGGAAATCTTTTAGCAACTCAAACAAGTTATGATTTAACCACTGATTTATCTGGCACTGTACAATATTTAGGTGCTAATGCTGGAAATTATTACTTTGATGGTGGCATGGATCAAGTAAGAGTATTTGCAAGTGACTTAACAGCTACTCAAGTTAAATTATTATATAATGAAAACATTTTAACTAAATTTACAAATGGAACTACAGATACTATTGTATTTAAAGAAGGTTCAGGTAATATAACTTTAAACAAAGCAGATAGTGATCCTGGTGCTGAAATAGGTATGTTGAGATGTAATACCACATTAGGACAAATGGAGCATTATAATTCAACAGGATATAAAGACTTTACTAATTTATAAATATGTCAACAAAAATAACAACACCAGTTTTAATAGACTTACCAGGAGAAACTTTATCTTCAGAAAATACCGCTGGTGTAGTATTACCTAAGGGTATAGGTGGTATTGAAACTTTAATAGTTGCTGGAGGTGGTGGTAGTACAACATTGTGTGGTTCTGGTGGTGGTGGAGCTGGTGGTGTATTAAAAGGTTTTTTAAAATTAGCATTAAGCACAGGTTATAGTATACAAGTTGGTGCGGGTGGTACAGGTTCTACTGGACCTGGTTATTCTACAGGTTATACAAATGGTAGTAATTCTTTTATTTCTAGTTGGATAGCAAATGGTGGTGGATATAGCGCAGGGGCTTGTTGTATTAGTATTTTTGTAGGGTATCCATCTTCAGGTAATACTGGAGGCTCTGGTGGAGGTGGTGGAGGTTATTCTGGAAATGGTTCTGCAACAGTAGGCGGTAGTGCAAACCAAACAAATATATCTCCATTAACAGGATATGGAAATGATGGTGGAAATCATGTTTATATTACATCTGGAGTATATTCAGGTGCTGGTGGAGGCGGCGCGGGTGGCGCAGGACAAGATTGTAACGCAACTGTAACATCTGCAGGTGTTGATCCAGGTATTGGAGGTGGAGGTATAATTTCAACAATTATTGATACAACTATAGCTTCAACAAACTCTGTAGGTGAAGTAAGTGGATCTGATGTTTATTTTGCAGGTGGTGGTGGTGGAAGTAATGGTAATGGTGTTGCAGCAGATGGAGGTTTAGGTGGAGGAGGTACTGGCATTACTAACGGAACAGCAGCTACAGGTGGAGGAGCTGGTGGTGCAACATGTGGAGGTTCAAGTGGTCAAGCAGGTGGCTCTGGTGTTATTATATTAAAATATCCTGATACTTTAACATGTACTTTAACTAGTAATGTAGGTTTAACAGAAATAGTAGATACAACATCTGTTGCTGGGTTTAAAATTAGTATATTTAAAGTTTCATCTGAAGGTACAGATGGTACTGGAACTATAACTTTTACAGGTACTACAACTATACCTTTAAGTGCTTCAACAGGTGAGTTTAGATATAATACAAGTGATAAACTAGTAGAGTTTTATAATGGAAGTGCATGGAAACAAATAGCAGATGAATATATATCTGGACAACCAACAACGTGTGTTTGTAACTATCCAACAACAGCAACGGCTTTATACCAACTTGAAGATAATACAAATGATACATGCGGTAATTATAATGCTACAAACACCACTGATATAACATATAATAGTAGTGGTAAATTTGGCAAATCTGCTGTGTTTAACGGTACTAGCAGTTATTTTAAATTACCATTTGCATCATTAGGTGCAGATGGAGGTACTAATCCTGCAACTAATACTCCTTTTACAATTTCAATGTGGTTAAAGTTTGATGATTTAGCTTCAGAAAGATATATTTTTAGTAAATATGAAAATTCAGGTGGTGGTACTTATGGTATGAGTTGTCAATCTCCACTTGGCGCTAGCACTATAACTTTTACAGCATATAATACTGGTAATACAGGTTATAGTGTAGTAACAACCACTTCTATGAGCACAGGTGTATGGTATAATTATGTACTAACTTTTGATTTTGATTCAGCTATAACAGCTTATTTAAACGGAAGCCAAGAAGCTACAACTACTCCAAGTGGTACTTTTGGTCAAAATCCTGAAACCGTATATATAGGTAGATATTGGAATGGTGCTACGTATTTTGATGGAGAAATGGATCAAATAAGATTATTTCCTTCTGCTTTAACAGCATCTCAAGTAACAGAACTATATAATGAAGTAGTTTGCACTTAAAAACAAAGAAAAACAAGTAACTATATACTTTATAACCAAATGTCAAACAATTAAAACCCAAACCTTATGACACTATATTACCAGACTAGTTCGTGGAGTAGTCAACCACAAGTTTCAGAAAAAACAAAAACCCTTTGGAAACACGTCGCTGAAAAGAAAAATTGGCGAATAACCCAACTACCTAACGGTTTTTATCAAACTGAATACCAAGATCCAGAAGCAGAGCAATGGATCGATGTAACCCGTAGAGAAACACTCGAAGGTGCTGAAGAAGCTGTTATTGCTTCAGTTCAGCATTACGAGAAAAAAATTGAATTCTTAAACGGACCTAAAGTCGTTAAGACCTTTAAATAGTTTTAATCTAATCAAATTTAATTTAATATGTCAGACTTAATAGTCAAAAATCTTAATTTTGGCAAAGACGCACAAAATCAAGTGTTTAAAGGAATTGATAAACTCACACAAGCCGTTAGTTCTACCTTAGGAGCTAGCGGTAAGTGTGTACTACTTGAAGATGATAAAGGTAACCCAATGATAACAAAAGATGGTGTTACTGTAGCAAATTCAATAGTTTTATTAGATCCTGTAGAAAATATGGGTGCTACTTTATTAAAAGAAGCAGCACGTAAAACAGTAAATGAAGCTGGTGATGGAACTACCACAGCCACTGTACTTGCTCACGCTATAATAGATTTAGCAAAAAGTGTTAATGTAAATTCTAGACAACTAAAAGAAAACATTAATAAAGCAGTTAAAAAAGTACTTAAATATTTAGAAGATATATCTATACCTGTAAAAGGTGATATGATTGATCAAATAGCTAGCATATCTACAAACAATGATCCTGAGCTTGGAAAAATTATAGGTGATGCATTTAGAGCTGTAGGTCAAACAGGTGTAGTAATGATGGAACATTCATCAATGCCTGAGACAGATGTAGAATTAGTAGATGGTGTTCAATATGATAAAGGATTAACTAATCCACATTTTATTACAAATAAAGAAAAGAAAACTGCAGAACTAGAAAAACCTGCTGTTTTAATTATAGAATCACCAGTTGAAAATATAAGACAAATACAGTCTGTATTAGAACATGTTATAAAGAAAAACATACCTTTACTTATAATAGCAGATGTAGAAGCACCAGTTATGTCTACACTTGCAATGAATAAAACAAAAGGTAATATAAAAGTAAACATTGTAAATGCACCAACATATGGTGTTAACAAACGTGAAACACTAGATGATCTAGCATTACTTACTGGAGCTACTGTCATTAATGAAGATCTAGGTGATGATATGGATTTAATACAACCTGAATTTTTAGGTAGTTGTTTAAAATCTATAACAGATGAAAAAGATACCATAATACAAGTTGGTGATCCAAGTGATGAAATACTATCACTTATAGATAAAGTAAAAGAAGATTTAGCAAGCTTACCCTCACCTGCACATGTTATAAGACTTGAAAAAAGATTAGCAAGATTATCAGCTAAAATAGCAATAGTAAAAGTAGGTGCAAATTCAGATATAGAATTAAAAGAAAAATCTGATAGAATAGAGGATGCTATATGTGCAACAAAAGCTGCTATCAAAGAAGGTATTGTACCTGGTGGTGGTATAGCGCTTTTAAATGCTTCACAAAATATTAAAACTAAAAATAAAGCTGAGTTAGTTTTGTTAAATGCTATAACCTATCCATTTAAAGTTATTTTAGATAATGCAGGTATAGACTATACAGATAACTTAATTGAAAAACAAGGTGAAGGATTAAATGTTATTACAGGTAAAACTGTAAATATGATTAAAGCAGGTATAATTGATCCTTTACTTGTTACAAAAAGTGCCCTTGTTAATGCTGCTTCGGTAGCTACAACAATATTATCTACTGATTGTGTAATTAATAATTTAAGAATTAATGAAAGCAGTAGGTAACAATATAATAATAATACCTGAACAGGTAAAAACAGATAAAACCAAAGGTGGTTTACTTATTATAGAAAAAGACAGGGAAGATATAAGATATAAAAAAGCTAAAGTTATTTCAGTAAGTGATGATATAACAACTATAAAAAAAGATGCTACTATATTTTATGATCGTCATGCTGGGCACGGTATTGAATTTGAAAAAGAAAAATTTATTGTAATCAAATTACAAGATGTTGTTGTTGTTTTATGAAACGTTTAAAATCTGGAGATATACGAGATTTAAATTTATTAAAACACTATAGGTTAATTAGAAAATGGGCTTGTAGAAATAATTATCTTAACGATGCAGATTTAGAGTTATTAATATACTTTGACTGTATGGATTTATTTACTAAACAGGATTTTAAGATCGGTACTTATGCTTACAGTTGGGACAACAGACGCTGGAACAAATTGGTAAAAAACAACTGGGTAGTAACATGGAGGCAACGAAATAGAACAACCCAAAAGTATAATATCTATAAAGTTTCTTTTAAGTGTAAACAACTAATAGCTCGAATGTACCGAATTATGCTTGGTGAAGAAGATATACCTGTAAGTAAAAAACGTAATTCAATAATGAAAGCTAAAACATATACAGATAAGGTGTTAATAACAGCAATAAAAAATCTCAATAGAGATAAAACAAGATAGTTATGGGAAAAAAATACGAAGTTAAAGATATAAATAAAAACAATAAAATTGATAGTTGGGAACAAGCTAAATATGATGCAATAAATTCACAAGGGCCTGCTTCTGCTAGATTTTTAAAAAGATTAAATAATGCTGGTGGTATTGCTGGATTATTACAAAGTCAACCAGGTTCACAAGGTTTATTAAATCCAAATCAATCAATGAGTAAAGTTCAAGGCATGGTAAGACAACAACCAACCACACCAATGGGTATGGATGTATCTACAAATGCTCAAATACTAAACCAAGCATATGATCCTAGAATGGCTGTAAATTATATGGATAAAGGTATGGCTAAAAAAGGTTCTATTGGTCCTGCGGAAATGGAAGGTAGTTTAAATAAAAAAGAAAATACAGAAGATAAAAAAATAAAAAAGTTAGTAAAAAAGGAAAAAGAAAATCAAGAAAGCGATAAAACTTCATCTCGAAAAACTGCAGCTAATCAACAAAAAATAAAAAATCAAATAGATAAAAAGAAAAGATTAGAAAAAAGAGCAAAAAGAAAAGAAGGTAGACAAGAAAGAAAAGAAATACGCAAAAAAGCTCGTGAAGGTAAAATGACTAGAGGTGAAAAAATAGATGCAATAAAAAGCTCTAGAGATAAACAAAAAGGTAAAAAGAAAAAAGAAACAGAAACAAAATCTAAAAAAGTAAATAATAATAATACAGAAGTCGAAATAGGACTTTAAATTAAATAAATTATGAGAAGTATATCACCACTATTACAAAAAGGTTTTCCTGAAATAAAAGAAAAAAATCAAGGTAAGTTTACATCTTGGGCTAAAAAAAATGGATTTAAAGATGCCTGTAGTGCAGCTTCTGCTGTTATGAAAGCTAAAGACGGTAAATACAGCGATAGTGTCAGAAAAATGGCTAACTACGCAAAAAATTTTGGATGCAAAAATAAAAAATAAAAAAATGAAACACGATCCAGGTTACAACAAAGCAAGTAAAAATAAAAAAGTAGGTATAGTAGGAGAATCTCATATATGGGATGGTCCATTAAATCAAGAAGGTAGAATACACGGTGTGGGTTCTAGTTCTGGTATTACTGGTATGGAAGTATCAAAAGCTCCATGCGGACCAAACGCATATCAAATGAAATTCCCTATAACCAAGTTAGTACAAGGTTAAAATGGCTATTTCAGATATTAAATTATTAGCCATAAATGGTGTAGCTCTAGCTGTATCAATGACACATATAGAAGTTTCACTTAAAGTGATTCTTTTGTTAGTAACTATAGGATACACTGTATCTAAATGGATAAAATTAAAAGATAATAAAAAATAAATTATGGAAAAAGGACATTTTGGACATTACACTGGTAATGCTCGCCATTCACACACACCTGTAACACAACACAATGTACATGCTGCAGAAAGAGATGATGCAGCGCATATATCATATTTAAAAAGAGATATTAACTATGATGCTAAACATAATCATAGTGATATAGATATGACTGCAGATGAAAAACATATTTCTAAACTTGCTGGTGATATGAAGTATGATAAAAAACATCATTAAAACAGAATAGAACTGTATAAATCTAACCAAAACATAAACACAAACATTAACATAAACAATAACAAAAAATGGCAAAATTTATAGAATTTAACGTTATGGGTAACGCTTCTAGTTATTTAAATACAAAACATTTAATTAACACAGATTTAGTTACTGAAATAAAACAAACTGCTGCTCAAACTTTAGAAGTAGTTTTAAATGCGGTGCCTACTGGAAAAGATACTGTTACTTTTACAGCTAGCACGTCTACTTCATCACAGGTAAACCCTACTAACTCAAGCGGTGCTCCATTAGGAGATGCTGTAAAATCAGCTTTAACTGCTAATCCAGGTGGTGTAAAAGCTAGTGCTCAATTAGGTAAAGATCAAGCTTCAACCCCAGTACAAATGTATTGGAGTGATATTCAATGGTCATAATAATTAATTGATGCAATCACGAGGACTAGGCGATTCAATAGAAAAGTTTACTACTAACACAGGTATTAAGACCGTTGTTGACAAAATCTCCGATGGTCTTAATATACCTTGTGGATGCGAAAAACGTAGAGATATTTTAAACAAAATGTTTCCTTATTCAACTAAGTAATGGCTTTTAAATTATCAAATCCACCTTATATAATAGGTTCACCTGTACATGAAATACAATTAGAAGAAGGTGTATTAGGTAGAGCTGATAAAAATGGGAACATATTAATTAATAAAAACATAACAGATCCAGAGCAAAGAAAAGATGTTATAAGACATGAAGAAGTACATATACAACAATTAAAAAGTGGTGTACTTGATTATGATGCAGAAAATGTATATTACAAAGGTAAAACATACCCGCGTAGTACATTTGATGAAGGTAACTCTAATTTGCCTTGGGAAAAACCAGCAAATAATAAAAAAAATGGGAAAAGGAAGTAAACTAGTAACAGGAGGTTCATGGATGTCCAAACATGCAAGAAACTTATTACAAGATATGCCAATAGATAATAGAGCTAGCGGTAAAGGTCCAGGTAAACATCATCCAGATGGACCAATGAAACATGGTATGATGCATGATGGTCCAGGTGAATACGGTAAAATGAAAGGACCTGGAAAACACGGTAAACCACATCCAGAAATTAAAATAACGCCAAGTGCAGGAGAAAATTTTATGAAAAAAGCTAAAGAGCGAATAGAATTTTCTAAAAAACTGGGACCTGGAAAACATGGTGTGCATGGGCCTATGGCACCTGGTGATACTAAAAAAAAAAGCACTGACTTAAATAACGTAGATGTTAAAGCCCCTAAAAACGTAACTATTAATAAAGGATTTATTACTAATCCAAGCGGAAGAGCAGCTACGTTGACTAAAGAAGGTCATAAAATTACAACTAAGTTTGATATGAGTAAATATAGACTTGAAAATGGTAAACGTAAAAAAGGGAAAATAATATCTCAAACTTATCCAGTTTACGATAGATCATAAAATATGTGGAAATTAATTTTAGGTCTTTTAAAAGGTGGTGACGGAAGAAAATCAGTTGCTGGTGGTTTAGCTTGGGAAATAAGAGAAGCAATAAAAGGCAAAGAATTAGATCCAGAAAAACTAATTGAATTACAAACAAAAATTAATATGGTTGAAGCCTCGCATAGAACTTTGTTCGTTGCGGGGTGGCGACCTTTTGTGGGTTGGATATGTGGTTTTGCATTAGCATATAATTTTGTTATTAGAGATTTATTTATATGGATAACAAAAGCTACAGACGTGCCACCACCTTTACAAATGGAACATTTAATGACTGTATTATTAGGTATGCTTGGTTTAGGAGGTTTAAGAACATATGAAAAAATAAAAGATAAAGTAAAGTAAAATGGGATACTATCAAAAAAATTTAAGTGATTTTTCAACTAGCGCAATAGAGTTGCAAGAATCTAAAACATTAAAATCAGCTTCATTAAGTAATTTATCTACTAACACTATAGCTAATTTACCTGTAAGTACTAGTGCTATTGTTTATGCTACTGGAGGTACGTATACTGGTGCTGCTACATTAACAACTGTAGCTACACCAAGAGGTGTTGGTTTAGGCGCAACGTTTTTAGTAACAACGGATGGTGCTGGTGCTGTGTCTAGTGTTACTGTAGAAAATCAAGGACCTAATGTAGGTGCTGCAACAGAAACAATAACATTTAGTACAGCTACATTAAATTTAGCATTTGGTGTAACAACAGCAACAGGTGCACTAACAGCTACTTTAGCTGGTGGTGATTTAGAAAGACCAAGCGGTACTTTTGTAACCAAAATGCCATCGTTATATGTAGGAGGTGCTGGTAATATAAAACTTACATTAGCAAGTGACGAGCAACCTATAATAATTAAAGGTATTACAGCAAACAGTTTTTTACCGTTAGCTGCTAAAAGAGTATATAACTTAACAAGTGATACTGACACAACTGCTACAGATATATTAGCATTATTTTAAACAATTTTAATTAAATTAAATCAAATGACAAAAAAAGAAAAAGAGTGTTCATCTTGTGATGAGCAAAATAAAAAAGTGGCTGGTAAAATTACAGCTGAACAATTAACTACTATTAAAAAACAACAAGAAGATATAACCCAATTATTAAAAGATGTAGGTTTTCTTGAAACACAAAAACACGGTTTATTACATAAGTATGCTGGTGTTGTACAAGATGCTGAAGAGTTTAAAAAAGAATTGGAAAAACAATATGGTGGTATAAACATTAACCTTGAAGATGGTAGTTATACTTTAATAGAAGAACCTAAAAAAAGTGAGTAGTAAAGTTATAAGAAAAATCAGTATTGGATCTGATTATAAAAATGATGCTATGCACTACGCTGTTGGTCAACAAGTATATGGTGGTCATACTATATCACATATTCTGTGTGATGAAGAAAAAGATGCTTATAATATTTTTATTAAAAAAGATGGTGAGGTACTTCCTTGGAAAAAATTTAATTCTCAAATGGCAGTATCGGTAGAATATGATCTAGAATATTAATGAATAGTTTGTATCAATTTATAATTAAACCAATAGGTGAAAGATATAAAAACAAAATTAATATAGAGGGTTATGAATTAATTGTTAATTCAAGTATATCAAGCCATAAATTTGTAAACAGAGAAGCTGAAGTTGTAAGTGTTCCATTGGAATATAAAACACTAATTAAAAAAGGAGATCGTGTTATAGTACATCATAATTTATTTAGAAGATACTACAACATGAAAGGTAAATCTGTAAATAGTACAAAGTATTTTAAAGATGATCTTTATTTTGCACATCCTTCACAAATATACATGTATTATAATGATGGTTGGCATACGCAAGCTGAATATTGTTTTGTAAAACCTGTTTTAGAAAATAACACTTCTAGTAATCAAAAATTATTAAAGAACACTGGAATACTAAAATATGGTAATAATACATTAGAAACGTTTAAAATAAACGTAGGTGATGTTGTAGGTTTTAAAAACCAAAGAGAGTTTGAGTTTATTATTAATAATGAACTTTTATACTGTATGGAATCAAATGATATTTTAGTTAAATATGGAAACAAACAAAACAAAAAAGCGTATAATCCAAGCTGGGCAAAAAGCAGTTGAAGAATTAATAAAAGTAGCAAAAGAAAAAATAGTAGATTCAGAAGATGATGTTTCAGCTGATAGATTAAAAAATGCTGCTGCAACTAAAAAGTTAGCTATATTTGATGCGTTTGAAATATTAACTAGATTAGAAGAAGAAGAAAATATGCTTAACTCTACAAATAAAAACAGCAAAGCTTCAACATTTGGAGGTTTTGCAGAGGGTAGATCAAGATAATGTATAAGCAAACCTTATATAAAGTTTTACATAACCACATCAAGCAAAAGGTTATAGATAGAAATAATAGATATAAAAAATGGCAACCAGGTTATAACAAAGAACACGATATTGTTGTTATAAGTAAAACTGGTAAAATTGGTGAGATATATGAAATACAAGGTTTAAAAATAGCCTTACCTTTACTTGAAAAAACATATAAAAGATCTAATAAAACAAAAGAACAATATTGGGAGGTTTTTGATTATCCAAAAAATTTAGTTAAATTAAAAACTGTATTTGATTGGAATCAAACATCTTTAGATTTTAAAAACAAGTGGTATGATTATATTGATGAAGAATTTAAAAGAAGGGAACAAGGTTTTAGTTTCTATAACAAAGGTGTTCCTACTTACATTACTGGTTCTCATTATATGTACTTGCAGTGGACAAAAATTGACGTTGGCTCGGCACAGTTTAGAGAATCGAACCGCTTATTCTATATATTCTGGGAAGCATGTAAATTGGATTATAGAGCCTATGGAATGTGCTATCTTAAGAACAGACGGTCTGGATTTAGTTTCATGGCCAGTTCGGAACTCGTTCATCAAGCTACAATTTCCGCTGACTCGAGGTACGGCATTTTATCCAAAACTGGTGGCGATGCAAAGAAGATGTTTACAGATAAAGTGGTCCCGATTTCGGTCAACTACCCCTTTTTCTTTAAACCTATTCAGGACGGAATGGACAGGCCAAAGACTGAGTTGGCATACAGGGTCCCGGCGTCGAAGTTCACCCGCCGTAAGATCGAACAGAACGAGCAGGCCGAGGAGCTCGTCGGGCTTGATACTACCATTGACTGGAAGAATACCGGTGACAACTCCTACGACGGGGAGAAACTCAAGTTACTCGCCCATGATGAATCGGGTAAATGGGAGAGACCGGACAACATCCTCAACAACTGGAGGGTCACGAAGACGACGCTAAGACTTGGTAGTAGAATTGTAGGTAAATGTATGATGGGTTCTACCTCTAATGCTTTAGATAAAGGTGGTGCTAATTTTAAAAAATTATATGATGCTTCAAATGTTACAAAAAGAAACCGCAATGGACAGACTGGTTCAGGATTATATTCTTTGTTCATACCTATGGAATGGAACTACGAAGGATACATCGATACTTATGGCTTTCCTGTATTTGACACACCAGAAAAACCAGTTAAAAGCATCGATGGAACAACAATTGAAATTGGGGTTATCTCGCATTGGGAAAATGAAGTCGAAGGTTTAAAAGATGATCAAGACGGTTTAAACGAATTATACAGACAATTTCCAAGAACAGAAAAACATGCTTTTAGAGATGAAGCTAAAGAATCTTTATTTAATCTTGCAAAAATTTATGAACAAATAGATTATAATGAAGATTTAAAACACTCTACAGCCATCACACAAGGTAATTTTCAGTGGGAAGGTGGGATTAAAGATACTAGGGTTATATTTGTTCCTAACAATAGTGGTAGATTTTTTATTTCATGGGTACCACCAGTTAATTTACAAAATAGATATATAATTAAAAATGGTATAAAATATCCAGCTAATGAAGATTGTGGTGCTTTTGGTTGTGACCCATATGATATATCAGGAACAGTTGATGGTAGAGGATCTAATGGATCTCTGCATGGTTTAACTAAATTTACAATGGCGGATGTTCCACCTAATACATTTTTTTTAGAATATATAGCTAGACCACAAACTGCAGAGATATTTTTTGAAGATGTTTTAATGGCTATTATATTTTATGGTATGCCAATACTTGCAGAAAACAACAAACCTAGACTTTTGTATTATTTAAAACGTAGAGGTTATAGAGGCTATTCAATGAATAGACCTGATAAAATATACAATAAATTATCTGTAACAGAAAGAGAAATAGGTGGTATACCTAACTCAAGTGAAGATATAAAACAAGCACACGCGGCTGCTATAGAAGATTATATAGAAAACTTTATAGGTTTTGATGGTGAAAATTATGGAGACATGTATTTTCAGCGAACACTAGAAGACTGGGCACAGTTTAATATAAATAATAGAACATCACATGATGCTTCAATAAGCTCTGGTCTTGCTATAATGGCTTGCAATAAAAATAGATATAGACCTATTGCTGAAAGAAAATTAACAACTGTACCTTTAGGTTTTAAAAAATATGACAATAAAGGAGTAAATTCAAAAATACTAAATTAGATGGTTAACATTAACTATAATAGTGCTTTTCCTGATCAGGTAGTACCTGAAGAAGAGAAAAAGTCTAGAGAATATGGTTTACAAGTAGCTCAAGCTATTGAAGGTGAGTGGTTTAAAAATAGCAGTGGTCAAAATAGATTCCTTAGTAATTTTCAAAACTTTAATAGATTAAGATTATATTCAAGAGGAGAACAACCCGTTCAAAAGTATAAAGATGAATTAGCTATAAATGGTGATTTATCTTATCTTAATTTAGACTGGAAACCAGTACCTATATTATCTAAATTTGTAGATATAGTTGTTAATGGTATGACAGATAAAGGTTATGAAATAAAATCTTATGCACAAGACCCTTTTGCAACACAAGAAAGAACAGATTATGCTTTTAATGCTTTAAGAGATATACAAAACAAAGAAGCAATAGATCAATTAGCTCAATTAACAGGTAGAAATTTTTATAATTCAACAGAACCAGAAAGTTTACCTCAAGATCCAGAAGAGTTAGAGTTATATTTACAATTAAAATATAAGCAAAGTGTTGAAATAGCTGAAGAAGAAGTTATTAATAACATACTTGATTTTAATAAGTATGATGAAATTAAAAAAAGATTAGCACAAGATTTAACTGTTTTAGGTATAGGTTGTGTAAAAACTGATTTTAATTTATCAGAAGGTGTTACTGTAGATTATGTAAATCCTGCTAACATTGTGTATTCATATACTGATGATCCTAACTTTGAAGATATTTATTATGTAGGTGAGGTAAAAAATATGTCTTTATCTGAAGTTAAAAGACAATTTCCTTATTTAAGTAATAAAGAATTAGAAGAAATACAAAAATACCCAGGTAGAAATTCATATAGTGATAATACTTGGTGGGGTCAAAGTAGTAAAGATCAAGTTCAAATATTATATTTTGAATATAAAACTTATCATGATCAAGTATTTAAAATAAAACAAACAGATCAAGGGTTAGAAAAAACATTAGAAAAGCCAGATACTTTTGATCCACCTGTTAATGATAATTTTGAAAGAGTTGGTAGATCAATAGAAGTATTATATACTGGTGCAAAAGTTTTAGGTTTAGGTAACAATTTGTTGGAGTGGAGATTAAGCGAAAACATGACTAGACCTTTTGATGATACAACTAAAGTAAATATGAATTATGTTATTTCTGCTCCTAGAATGTATCAGGGTAGAATAGAGTCTGTTGTAAGTAAAACAATAGGTTTTGCAGATATGATTCAACTTACACATTTAAAACTACAACAAGTTTTAGCTCGTATGGTACCAGATGGTGTATATTTAGATGTAGATGGATTAGCAGAAGTAGATTTAGGTAATGGTACAAACTATAATCCACAAGAAGCATTAAACATGTATTTTCAAACTGGTAGTATTGTTGGTAGATCTTTAACACAAGATGGTGAATTAAATAGAGGTAAAGTACCTATTCAAGAATTACAAACATCTAATGGTATGGGTAAAATATCTGCTATGATACAAACATACCAATATTATTTGCAAATGATACGTGATGTAACCGGGCTTAATGAAGCAAGAGATGGTACAACACCAGCAAAAGATGCTTTAGTTGGTTTACAAAAACTAGCTGCAGCAAACTCTAATACAGCAACAAGACATATATTACAGTCTTTAATGTATTTAACAGTAAGGGTTTGTGAGAATATAAGTTTAAGAGTAGCAGACATGTTAAATTTTCCTTTAACTAAAGAAACTTTATTATCTAGTATTAACACTTTTAACACAAATACTTTAAATGAAATACAAAAACTTAGTATGCATCATTTTGGTATTTATTTAGAGTTAGAACCTGAAGAAGAAGATAAAGCAGTATTAGAACAAAACATACAAATTGCTTTACAAGCAGGTAATATAAGCTTAGAAGATGCTATAGATTTAAGAGAAATAAAAAACACTAAACTTGCTAATCAAAGTTTAAAACAAAAACAAAAGAAAAGACAAGAAATACAGAGAGCTCAACAATTAGAAAACATACAAGCTCAAGCACAAGCAAATGCTGAAGCTGCTGAAAAAGCAGCACTTGCTGAAGTACAAAAACAACAAGCATTAGCTCAAACTGAAATACAAATAGAGCAAGCTAAATCTCAATTTGAAATACAGAAAATGGAACAAGAAGCTTTAATTAAAAAACAATTAATGGCTGAAGAATTTAATTATGATATTCAATTAGCACAAGTTCAAGGTAAAGCACAACAACAAAAAGAAACAGCTATTGAAGATCGTAAAGATAACAGAGTAAAAATACAAGGAACACAACAAAGTGAACTTATTAGTCAAAGACAAAATGATTTATTACCTAAAAATTTTGAATCAGATAACGATAGTCTTGGCGGTTTTGGGTTAGAACAATTTACCCCAAGATAATTTATTATTAATTTTATATTATTTTATTATGTCAAAAAAAGAAACTAAAAAAGTTGAAGAAGTAAAAGAAGAAACAAAAGTAGAGGCAAAACCTATACAAGAAACTAAATCAGAAGGTAGTTTTAAAGTTAAAAAAGTAAAAGTTTTGTCACAAGAAAAACAAAAACCTACAATTACAAAAGTAGATTTAAGTAAAAAAGAAGAAAAAGATGCCATTTCAATCGGAGAAACAAAGACGGTGGATGTGGGCGAACAAACCGGAGATAGCCCTAAGGTGGACGAACAAGTACAAGAGTCCAGCAAAGATGTTGAAAGTAAAGAATCGGAAGAAAAAATAGAATCTGATTCACCTTTACAAGAAATAAAAAATGAAGAAGATAATTCTAACGAGACAAGAGTGGCAGGAAGCGATGAAACTACCGCTACCACATCGGAACAAAAAGAAGTATTACAGGAAGCAGAAACACAAAAGCTACCTGAAAACATAGAAAAATTAGTAAAATTCATGGAAGAAACAGGTGGAACTGTTGAAGACTATACTCGTTTAAATGCTGATTATAGTAAAGTAGATGG